GCACTATGACATCGAAACTACTGCGAAGCAATGGGAGATGATGTTATCAACTATAAAATCTAACCTAAAGAAAAAATCGTAATGGCAAATAAAAAAGTGAAGGTTGAACGTAAACCCATGAAGATTAAACGTACTCGTAAGATTACTGAAGAACAACGAGAGGCTCTCCGTCAACGTATGATTGAAATGCGGAAGAAACGCAAACCAGCAGAGTACAAAAATGTAAATAAAAGAGTTCTTGCACTTCCAGAAGATGATAGGTATTCTTTTAAGAATGTAAAAGAATGGATCAAAGAAACCAAAGAACAAATATCTACTCTCAATAAACAAGCAAGAGGCAGAAATGTTCTTCCTCAAGATAGACAAAAAGCATCGAATCTCGTAGATTCAAAGAAAGCATACATTCGATATTGTGAACATTATATAAAAACAGGTGATTGGATTGGTATGTTTTCTGGAAAACACGAAGAACAAAAAGTAGTTCCAAGATGTATTGCTATGGCTTATCATCCTGACGGCACTCCTAAGAGGTCTGTAGGGATATTCTATTCAGATATTAATATGGTTTGGACTAAAGATATGGATGAGTCAGAATACGCAAATCTTGAAAACAGAGAATATATAAAATCGGAAACTATTTCAGTTACAGATAAACAATTTACAGGAGATATGTAATGCCCCAATCGGACATAGTTGAAACTCTTGAAATGGTAAGTAAAGCTAAGACAAGGGAAGAAAAAAGACAAATTCTCAAAGACAGAGAAAATTTTGCAACTAAAGCAATATTGCAACTAAATTATCATCCAGACGTAAAGTGGAAGATTCCTAAAGGAGCTCCACCTTATACTCCTAATGAAAATCAAGCAGATGCTTCACTTCATTATGAGGTAAAAAAATTGGATTACTACGTTGATCCAAGTCCACATAATCTTCCTATGTTAAGAAGAGAAGCAATGTTTGTTCAATTACTTGAGAGACTTACACCTAAAGATGCTAAACTTCTTATTGACATGAAAGACAAGAAGATTTCATATAAAGGTCTTTCATATAAGTTAGTTAGAGATACTTGGCCTGATTTACTTCCAGAAATTGAGGAAGAAAAATCTGAATCCAAGAGTGAGGAAGCTGTAGTAGAGGAATAAAATCGTATAAATATAACTACATTTGGTTGAAATTAGTATTTTATGTATTTTATTAATATGAATGATTAACCAAAAAAAGGCAGAAATATGATAGGAGTAGGAAAATTTCTACTTACTCTCTTAATTACTTTGCTGATAACCACGCCAACGAATAGTAATGTCTCAGGGTCGAAAGTTAAGAGCGATTACTACTTCAATCCAGTAAAACCTCTTAACTATATTAGATATTCTCATCAAGACGTTGAATGCCTTGCGAAGAATATTTATTTTGAGGCAGGAGTGGAAAGTACAGCAGGGAGATTAGCGGTTGCTAATGTTACACTTAATCGAATGGATTCAAAACAATATCCAAATAGTGTATGTGAAGTGGTGAAAGAGGGTAAACATCGTTATAATGCAAATTTAGATCAATGGATTCCTGTAAGGGATAGGTGCCAATTTTCATGGTATTGCGATGGCCGGATCGATGATCCAAATCCAGGCAAGACATGGAATGATGCACAAGAACTTGCAGATCTAGTGATGCAAAAACATCAAAGAAGAATATTGATAGACATAACAGACGGAGCCACACATTATCATGCAAATTGGATGGAGTCATTTCCAATTTGGAGTTTCCATCATAAAAAAGTAGCGTCTATCGATAGACACATTTTTTACAAAGCAAAGAAAAGAAATAGTAGATAAAAAAACTTGACAAATCCGTTTCTATGATGTATAATATATTCATAAACTAATTAATGGAGATCATATGAAACGGACAATATCTATTTTAATTCTTGCTTTGATGTTTGGTTCTACTGCATTCGCAGGAAAAGTTATAACCAAAACTGAAATAATTAAAACAGAAGTATGTGAAGCAATCGGTGGTTGTTGGGTAAATCCTAGAACTGGTGAGTGCCCAGATTGCGTTGTGAGAGAAACTAAAATTATAACTGAAGAAGAAATAGAAGAAAAAATAGTCGTGGCAAAGATAGAAAAACCCAAAAGAATAACTACGGATAAAAAAAGAACGAAATGGGTTTGTATCGTAGGGCCTTGTGATTTTTAGGACTATATATTACATGAGCAACTTTGAAGGAAGATACAATTATGCCGTATTATGATTACCAATGTAAGTCATGTGGATATGAGTTTGAGAAGAACATGAAGATTAGTGAGAGAAAACTGCCCACGGAAGAACCTTGTCCTAAGTGTTCTGAACGTGAGGTGAACCAATCACTTGCCACGCCGTATCATGGAGATCCGTGGCACTTTGCAGGAAAGAAGCCTGATGAAGGATTCAAAGATCGTCTGAGAGAAATTAAAAAGCATCATATAGACAATACTATAAATGTACCATAATTTTTCTTAGGATTATTTTCATGGCAAAACGTAATAAACGAAAATATTATGATTTGAATGAAACAACAGAAGAAAGACAACTTTACTTAGTCAAAGACAGACACGATAATATTGGAAAACAGGCTGGACTTAAATTAAACGAGATTCATCCTAAAACTAAAGCACAATCGGACACCTTTGACTCTTATAATGAAAACTACAACCTAATGTTGCATGGTTGTGCAGGAACAGGAAAAACATTTATTTCCATGTATCTTGCATTAAGTGAGGTATTCAAAAAATCACCATATAAATCTGTAACTGTAGTACGTTCAGCTGTACCCACAAGAGAAATCGGATTTCTCCCAGGCGGGTTACATCAGAAACTAGAAGTCTACGAGATGCCGTATCGTTCCATTATAACGGAATTGTATGGTAGAGGTGATGCATTTGATGTGTTAAAACACAAGGATGTTCTTAATTTTATATCAACATCCTATATTCGTGGATTAACATTAAAGAGAACTATTGTTATTGTTGATGAATGTGAGAATTTAAATTTTCACGAGCTTGATTCAATCATTACTCGTATTGGTAGTGATTGTAAAATTCTCTTTTGTGGTGATTTCAAACAATCAGATTTCAGAAATGTAAATGAAAAGCAAGGGATGCATAATTTCATGGAAATCTTGAGTGGTATGAGATCATTTAATACTGTGAAGTTTACACAAAATGATATTGTGAGAAGCAACATGGTTCGTGAGTATATTATACAGAAAGACAATCTCAACTATTGATCAACAACGGAGAGGCCCAATAAGTCTCTCCGTATATTTTATGAAACAATTTAATTATGATCTTCTTGAAAACAAAAGAGATCTCTTAGAACAAGATAATTCGGGGCCGAACGGAAGAGTGTATCATGCACCGAAAGGAACATATCCATCTATAACCAATGTTCTCTATGAAATAATTTCCAAGCCAGGAATACAGGCATGGAGAGAAAGTGTGGGGAAAGAAGAAGCAGACAAGATTTCCAGAAAGGCTGCGAGAAGAGGTTCAAGAATCCATTCTTATATTGAAAAATATTTAGAGGGAAATGAGAACTATCTTGATAAAGCACCAGCAGATCACATGGAACTTGTTAAACTTGCAATTCCTCAAATAGATGAAAAGATAGACAACATTCGTGGTGTGGAATTAGGAATGTGGTCTGAAGGTCTGAAAGTGGCAGGAACATCAGATTTGATTGCAGATTATGAAGGAGAACTTGCAGTCATAGATTGGAAAACTGCAACTTATATTAAAAAGGAAAAATACATCCATACTTACATTTTACAAGGTACAGCGTACTGTAGGATGCTCTATGAGTTATATGGGTTGATTCCAAAGAAAGTTGTTATATGTTCTTTAATTCGTTTTGATCCAATGAAATACAATCCTTTGATGGATCAAGACATCTATGTAGATTGGAAAGTATTTAATCCATTAGATTACATTAAAGAATTGAAATCTGTAGTGGATACTTATCATTACAAAATGGGAACTTGATTAACATAAATATTTTTGGTATTGATGATAGAGGTGAAATAAACTAGGCAGGACGCCAGTTCGATTCTGGCCGCCTCCACCAAACACATAGGAATAGATGAATGACACAAGCAGGTTGTTATTGTGGACATTATTCATCGTTGCAGTAGTTATTTTATTAGAATTATTAGAAATGCTTACTGTGTAGTTGATGGGGGCGAAAATGGGTGTTCGACTGATAGAATAAAGACCGAAGGAGATACCCAGTTGAGCAACGACTGTATAATAGTGCAACTAAAATAATCGCAAATAATTCCGATTATATTTCCGCATCTTCTTATGCACTTGCTGCATAGTAGATAGCCGAGTTAGAACTATGGTTCGGGGGAAGTGGCTTGGGAACAGAACGACTTCCCCACTACAATTTTTAAAGGGTAAAAAATGGCAACAAAAAAAGACAGACTAGGTGATGGTAAAATTAATACTGGCATCGAAATGATTGAAGACCAAGAAGAGAAATTATGGGAGCAAAATCCAATGGAAGCACTACGATATGAAAAGATTGAAACAAGAAAGAAACTGAATTGGATGGCAAGATATGTTTTGTCAATGATTATAGTTTTAACTTTTTTGTTTTTAATATGGCTACTATTCTACGGAGCATTACCGCAAGAAAGTCGTGATCTGGTTAATATCATGGTGGGTGCTTATGTGGCCGTTCTTGCTAAGGCAACTGATTACTGGTTCAAAGACAAAGATGATCCAGAACAAAAAGAAGGAGAGAATGTGTCGAATGGAAATAATGACACATTTTGACTTGACAATCAAGAATAAATCTGTTATAATGAGGATATTATAAAATGAAAGAATTACTTAATATGTACACATCTGAAAAATATAATGCTGAAATAGAGAAGTTGGTAGAAACTACTCAAATGAGTTATCTTGATGCTATGCTTTATCATGCAGAAGAAAACGGATTGGAATCCGAAACAGTTGCAGGATTAATAAACACCAAAACCAAAACAAAGTTAAGGGAAGAAGCAGAAGAGTTGCATTTTATGCCACGAACAGCAAAACTCCCAATATGATACCAAAAGTGGAGCCGTTTGAAGTATATCAGAAATACCTGTCATTGAAACAACATTTCAGTAAGAAGGATTATGATTACTTCAAATTCAATGGGAAAGTTCGTGCAAGTTCATCTTCCTTTGAAAAGAGAAAAGACAAACATCATTTTATAAGATTATCGAAGATTTATAAAGATGAAGAAATTACAAAATTTTTCGTTTCTAATTTCGTTAAGTCAAGTGAGTTGTGGATTGGTAATCTTACTGCACCAGAGGGCAGAGAAAATTATATTTCATGGAAGGCAAAGATACAGAGTCTTCCATATGTTTTTGAAAGTGAGATTGATTCATTATTTAGCGATAGTGATAATTTCAACTCACTTTTTGATTGTCTGGATGGTCAACATCCTAGGCTACTCCGTTCTGTATTTGGCGGAGATTTATCAGTCGAGTCTTTTATTATTATGGACTCGATTCTTCAGTTCGCCTCTAAGTTTAATGAAGAAATAGAGGAATCGGTCATTTGGCCCGAACTATATAGTATGTGTACTAATTATGCACCATTCTTGGTTGTGAATAAGCAGAAATATGTAGACATATTGAAGAAACAAGTAGAATTACATTATGCATAAAGTGGATAATCAGAAACAAGTAGAACAAGGAGAATAAGATGGCAAGTTCATTTGCATCCCTCAAGAAGTCTCGTCAATCCTCATTGGAAAAACTCCAAACAGAGATTGACAAAATCAATAACCCTCAAAACAATTTCAGTCGAGAAGATGACCGCTTCTGGAAAGCGGAACTCGACAAGTCTGGAAATGGATATGCAGTTATCCGTTTTCTTCCACCATCCAATGGTGAAGATATGCCTTATCAGCGTGTCTTCAATCATGGTTTTCAAGGGCCAGGTGGCTGGTATATTGAAAACTCTTTGACCACAATCGGTCAAAAAGATCCGTTGGCAGAGTATAACTCTGTTTTGTGGAACTCTGGTATCGAAGCGAACAAGGAGATTGCTCGCAAACAGAAACGTAGGTTGACCTACTTCTCAAACATCTTTGTCGTAGAAGACAAGTCAAATCCTCAAAACGAAGGAAAGGTATTCCTTTTCCGTTATGGAAAGAAGATCTTTGATAAGATTAGTTCCATGGCAAATCCAGAGTTTGAGGATGAGTCGCCAGTAGATGTTTTCAATCTTTGGGAAGGTGCGAATTTTAAACTTAAAATTCGTAAGGTTGACGGATTCTCAAACTATGATAAGTCAGAGTTTATTACTCCGGCTCCTCTGTTTGAGGATGATACCAAGTTGGAAGAAACTTGGAACTCACAACATTCTCTTGATGAGTTTGTAAACGAGAACAACTTCAAGTCCTATGATGAGTTAAAGTCTCGTTTGGATATTGTTCTTGGAAACACTAAGACTGCTGCAATGTCAGCACCATCCTCAGTTGATCAAGTAGATCATACGGATGTTCCTTTCGATGGTGGAACTCCCATTAAAGAAGAAACATCTAACGATGAGAATCTTGATTACTTCAAGAAGTTAGCGGAAGCGTAGACTACGCAACTTTACTAACAAAATTACTAACCTCATTGGGTAGCATCTGTCCTGTGGGGTTAGTTTGTCTAATTGTAGTATTGTTATTTACAACTTGAGTACTATTGTCCATCACAACTGGAGCAGAAGATGCTTCACCTCCCATTTGTATTCCAACTCTTTCCATTGCCATTTGATTCATTACCTGTCCTGCAATTGATCTTGCCATAGGGTCAATGAATACTCCTGCACGATCTGAACCAAGAGGAATTATTGCTTCTGCAGGGCCATCCATTGGAATACCACCACCATATGCACCTCTTCCTTGCCATGTTGAGTGTTCACCAACAACTGTTCCAGAACTAGGCAACCAAGTAGGTTTTGTTACAACAATTCCGCCTTTGTATGTGTCTTTATCATTTCCAAATCCAGGCACAAAACTTAAAACTTTTCCTGCTCCTTCACTAAACGTATCGAAAGCTTTATCAGCAAGGTTTGATGCACCTTCTTTGATATTATCATATGTTTTTGTTACTTTTTCTCCAACTTCTTTAATAGTATCAAGACCAACAAAATCAATAATTTTGTTTACCAATTCATCAAATAATTCTACAACCAATGTTGTTATATTATCAACAGCATCAGTTAGACCCGATTGTTTTAACAATCCTTTTGTAGAATCATATGCACCAATCATCCAATCTGGTAAAAGATTTTGCCATTTAAAACCTTCTGGTGTGGATGCGGCTGCTACTGCTCCATCAGAAAGCTTCCAAATAAACTCTGGAACTAAGTCTCTCCATGAGAATGTTCCTGTAGGTTTAACCTCTGTTCCTTCTACGAGTTTTACTATCCAATTTGGAAGAAGACTTTTGTAGGAAAATTCAGTATCAGCCCATGCAGTTTTTGCTACATCAATTACTTTGAGTATAAAGCCGGGAACTAAATCTCTCCATGAAAATGAACCTTCTGTAGAGTATTCTCCTTTGAAAAATTTTATAAAAAATTCTGGTAGTAAATCTTTCCACTCAAAGGTAACATCTTTTCCTGCAACTGCAACATTATTGAATAAGTCTACAAGAAATTTTGGAAAAAGGTCTATCCAAGAAAATTCTGGAAAATCTACTGTGAAATATTCTCCCCCAAAAAGTTTTGTAAGAGCAGGTGGAAATAGATCAGACCACATAAAGTCAATACTTTTTACCCAATCTGGTGCAATAACATCCCATACTGCTTTGATGGGTGCAAGAATAAGAGTATCAAATTGTTTTTTGAAAAATGCACCAATACCATCAAATCCCTCTGCCAATTTTCTACCACCTATAAATCCAAAAATACCGCCAATTGCAGCACCGATAAGTCCGCCCGCAATAGTTCCAACCACAGGAACTACACTTCCAATTCCAGCACCAAGAAGTGCAAATTTTCCAGCATTTGCAAAAGCATTCTTTATTCCACCATCTGCAGCTCCACCAAAAAATCCACCAAGAAACCCACTTATACTACTAACTCCCCAATCATTAGATTGTGTCCATCCAATAAGTCCATCTTTGATAGCCAGACCTAAACCTGTAATGATCGCAACTGGTGGAAACAATTTTAAAAAAGTAGGGCCAATCGTTGTAGCTAGTGATGTTCCTAAAGTAGCAAATGCTGTTGTAATTGCACCTAAAATTGATAACCCAAAACCAGAAAGAGCAGCAATATATGTTGCAGGATCGAACAATTTACTAAAAAGATTTGATACATCTTTTCCTTTTTCTTTAAAACTTTTTTTATCATCAGTTTTTCCTCCTGCTGCTTTTTCTATTCTTAATCTTTCTTCACGTTCTTCAGCAGTTTCAACATTTTGAGTGAGAATATTTAGTGATTTCAATAAAGTAGAACTCATCTGCTCTATTGCTTCTTTAGTCTGTTCTACTGCCTCAATAGTTTGAGTTTGTTTTTGAATTTGTTCTTCTGACATTTAAAGCCTTATTGTTTTCCTTGTTGTTTCATTTTTTCATTTTCATCTTTAATCCAACTTTGCAACATAGCAACATAAATATCTCTTTCGTAGGGCAACATATCCTCAAGTTCGGTCAAACTCCACTTGTGATGTTGAACCATTGCAAAAGAAGATAAGTAATAGTTCTCAAGTGAATTATGACTCAGGCCTAACCGAAAAAAGAATTTAGTCCTTGAACTGTTGTCTCCTTATCTTCTCCACAAGTTGCACATTTGTACTTTACAGTATGTTTAAGCACAGGCATAGTGTCAAAAAACTCTTTAATTTTAGCAAATTGCGCTGAACTTAAACTATCTAAAAACTCATCCAACTCTTTGTCGGTAAATGATCCTCTATCATGAGTTTCTTCTTTCGTAAAAATAATATCAATACAATTTCCAATCATTTTCATTGCAGTTTCAGAATCACTTTTTTTAATTTCAATAGAAGAAATATCTGGATATTTTAATTTAACTCCAACATTATCATCCAACATAATTTTAGATGAATGATTTTTAGATTTAGAAACCTCAACTTCTTCCAAATTAATTTCTACTTCTGTTGTAAATTTACAAAAATCATCATCATCTCTTTGTAGACAAGGATATGGTTTTAATCCAATCGTAACTTTTTCTCCTACTGATTTTGCTCTCAATCTGAGAAAAAGATATTCAATATCAAATGTAGGTAAATTGTCTACATCTATTTTTCCTTGAATACAATTTTTAATTATTTGTTTTACTGCATTCACAATGACTTTTTGATCTCCGTCTTCCATTGCAGTTAATAATAATTTTTCTTCCTTCACTAAAAAGGGTCTGTATTTAATAACCTTGTTTGTTGAAGGTAAAATCGCTTCATAAACTGGTACATTCAGTTTTGGTAAAGACATAATCTATTCCTTTCATTCTTAATAATTATGTTATTGTTCTCCAATATGAATATGAGAATTCACAAGTAACTCTCAGAGTTGCATTTGTTGTTGCATGACTCAAATCAACTTGAGATATAGTTTTAGGCCACGCATCTAGATATTCAACTTGAAGAACTTCTTCTCCTGTTCTATCTAATTTTTTTACTTTGATTGTTCCTTTGTAATTATCATAATACGCAACATTAAATGCTCCTGTAGTTTTTGTTGCATCTACAATAACATTATTCCATTGATCTAGTAATTTTTTCTCTTGCATAGATTCTGAACACAAAAATGTTAGAGACAAGGGAGTATATTGAGGAGCTCCATATGCAATTTCTCTTCTGATTCCATATTGAATATCCAACATTGATTGAACAGTTCGGCCTGCAATTGTTGCAGTTTCACACATAATATTTAAGACTTCTCCAATTCCAACTATGCTAGGATAAGTAATGTCAACCTCAAATTTATTTGGACTTGCAAGACCCATAGTTGCAATTCTTGCTGTAAAATTATCTACATCTAAAGGCATTATCCTGCTCTCCTTCTACTGTTTGCCCAAACTGCTGATTTGGATGCTTTTCTAAATCTTTCTAGTGGAAGAAATATTGCAATTTCTTCTTCCTCTTTTTCTATCTGAATCACTT